AAATCGGCGTCTCCGTCGTTGTATGCGTCTACAATTCCATCAACTCCATCCAAATTTTGAAGTTTTGCATAATGTACTAAAATTCTAGGTTCTTGTTGGGAGTAGTCAAATGATCCCCATTTGCATTTATCTTCAGGAATAAATATAGATCTAATCATTGGACCCAGTTCAGGGTGTCTTGCCGGAATCTGTTGTAGGTTAGGATTACTCATTGAGAATCTTCCTGTTACAGTTCCGCCTTGATCTGATCTAATTTGATTTATGTCTGCATGAATTCTACCATTGTGTGCATGTTTAGTTATTGAATCTATAAAAGTTCCATGAGCTTTATTTAATTCTCTTGCTTCCGCAATTGCTTTAGGTAATTGATGTGGATGATTCTGTAAAAAGTTTTTGGTAAAACTAGGTTCATTACTTTTTTCGGTTCTATCATAAGGAAGTTTTAATTTTTCAAATGCTTTGGCAATTGATCTTGCTGCACTAATTTCTACAGGAAAACCTACTAAAGCTTTAATATCACTTAAGATTTTCTTTTCTCTTTTAATTAAATTTTGTTTTATTTGAGCTGCTTTTTCTAAATCTACTCTTACTCCTTTAAATCTCATATCAACTAGACAAGGAAATAATTTTATTTCTAGATTAAAAATATCCCAAAGTTCCTGGGTATACATTTCATGTTCTAATCTTTGCCAAAGTTTTAATGTTGCTTCAGCATCACGTTCTGCATATTGACCTACAAACATTGCAGGCAATCTCCAGATATCTTTCTTTGGATCTAATCCATATTCTTTAGCTGCATCATTTAATATCTTTTCATCCTTACCAATACCTACATAATGTCTTGCTAAAGGATTTAATTGATAGGTTAATCTATTCTCATCAATTAAAGATGCTGCAATCATGGTATCAACTATCTTACCTTTAATAATTAATCCTTCCGATCTTAACCAACACACATCATACATTGCATTGTGAAAAATAAATGTAGTATCTACTTGATTAAAAATTTCTTGCAGCCACCCATAGACTAATTGTTTATCCATGTTCCCACCAGATTCATGATGAATAGGATAATAACCNGACCATCCCTCAGTAGCTAACGCTACACCAGCGATGTGACCATTCTTTATAATATTACCTGATCCCAATTCTTTTAAATTAGGATCATTAGTTTCTAAATCTACGGCTATTTGTTTTACACCTTTCTAGATTTTTTAATTCTTCCGGCATTACCCATTCAGTATCTGGTGTAAACAGAGGTATCTGCGTGCTTCTCACTTATTAATCCCTTTCAATAATCATTTCGATAAAGTGAATTGCTTTTAACAAATCTTCTTTTTTTCCCTTATCGCGATGACGAATAATATATTTTATAGCGCATCCTTCCGGATAAAGCAACTCATTCTCAACTACAAATTTACTTGGCTGAATTTTGTATTTTTTGATAATGAGATCCTCCGTGTTGTTTGTTCCAAACATTTTTCATAATATATAAGCTCGATCAAAATTTTTAGGATCTAACACATGCAATTCACGCTTCGCTCTTGTCGCACCCGTATAAAATAATCTATGTAATTCATCGGGATCATGACTAAAAGTTTCTAACGCTGCATTTGTTAAGTCTTGTAATAATAAAACTTTATCTGCTTCACCTCCTTTCGCGGCATGTATTGTTGACATAATTATACGAGGTATTTTTATTTATCTGCTCTCCATTCGCCCTCATATTTCGAATGTAGTTTTCAGTGATTGGATCTAAACCTTCAAAAGATTTAAACCAAACATCAGAAATTATTAATCCATGTTGATCTTCACAGTCTTTTAGTGTATACTTCGCGTCCGAATGAAGGGTTTTACCCTTCCTAAACCCTTCTAAAACATTGGTTCCAAGATATTCATAAACGTTTTTAATTTCTAAATGATTAAGCATTCCACCTTTACGCCAGGCTTCCCAGTTATTAATAGCTAATAATAATTTTAAAGGAATAGAATTAATTCCTCTATGTTGATAATACCATCCTTGAAGCTCACATAAGTCTTTAGCATCATCTAAAAAATGATGTGCAGAAGATAAGACTAACCAATTACCCTCAGACATATTGACCTGGGTAATGTCTGAGTATCTTTTTAATATACCTTCTTCAGCTCTCGGTTTATAGTTTTTAGGAAATCTGTTCTGTACTTTATTAATAATCTTTTGTGATAGTTCGTGTATAGGTCCTCCAGGAATCCTATAAGATTGATCTAAAGTTTGAATGTCATCTACTTCTTCTTTTAAAGCTATGAAGTGATCTACATCTGCACCAGCCCATTTAAAAATAGCCTGGTCATCATCACCAGCAATATAAGTTTTTTCTGCGCGACTCCATATCTTTCTTACCATGTCCCATTGAAGTAATGACAAGTCTTGAGCTTCATCTATAAATAAAACTTCAAACTTATTTAAAGTTTCTTTTAATAAAAAGTCTTCAATTAAATCATTAAAGTCTTTTAATCCTTTTTCTTTTTTAAATCTTTTAAGTTCATCAGCTAGTAAGAATAAAGTATTTCTTTCTATGTCTAAAATGTTTTGTCTTGAATCATAATACTCCAGGAGATCCATTCTCTTTACTGCTGCAGTATTAATGATAGTTAAGTATTCATTATCAGAATTAAATGTTCCATCTTCTGTGGAATATTTGGCAGTCTTAATTGGTATGCCACACTTTTTTCCAAATTCTTTATAGTCATCGGGTCCCATCATCTTTTCTTTAGTCATTCCTAATTGATTAAACGCATAAGAGTGAAGTGTTCTAAAAAAAGCTAAATCATTTTCTATATCTAAACCAAATTTATCGGCAGCTCTAGATGCTGCTTCAGTCGCAGCTTTTTTTGTAAAAGAAAAATAACCTATTTGTTTGGGTCTAATTCCTGTCTTGATGAATTCGTCCACTAAGTTTAACAACGTTGTTGTTTTTCCTGTTCCTGGTGGACCTAATATGATTGTTTTCATATTTTTTCAGTTTCCTTTCCGCTATCTCTAGCTGAATTTGAGTTACTTCTAATTCTTCTGTTAAATCTTTTATGTGTTGTCTAAATCTTAGATGCCAATTGACACCAACGTCTCTAGAATATTTCATTTTTGGACTCCTTAATTATTCTTTGAATAAGATATTCTTTTCTTCTCGCTTTAACTTCAGGTCGTTGATTATAAGCTTTGTCCCAGGCTTTACCTTTGGGACTTTGTCTCCATTTTTTTCTTGCTCTTTTTCTCGCTTCTTCTGACCAGGGATTTTTCATTAGAAATCTTCTTGTTGATAGGGTTCTTGAGAAATAGATGCTTCTATTTTTTTCATTGTTTTAATTTTAATAACTCTTGGTTGCTGATCTTTAATTCTCATTCTATCTTCTTTAACAAATGTATCTTCTAATCTTTTAATTAAATTTCCTGTTTTAGTTTTATCCATTTCCCAATTATTCTTTTTGCAAAATGCATAGAAATCTTCCATTCTAAAATATGTAAATTCTCTTTTCTCATCTGTGTATGGAAGTTTATTAAAGATATCATCTAAAGTTCTTGCTGACTGTCTGTTAGTAGTCCAGTCTTGAAGTAAGCCCATGATTTGATTCATTGGATCTAAAGATTGTAATGGTTCTATCTGTTGTAAGTTTGCCATCATTGGTTTTAAAAATAATTCTTTCCAGTCTTTTGGTTTAGGAACTGGTACAACTAAGTTAGCTTGATCTAAACATGCTAACGCAAACAAAGCAGAACTATAAAGCTGTTCTGTTTTTAATTCGATTCGCGATTCACCTACATCTAGAAACCATTGTGGTGGATTTGAAGTATACTTAGTTAAGTTTCCAAGTACCGGCATCTGTTCTTCACCAAAACCTACACCAAAAGGTTTAGTTCTACAAAAAGATGCTTGACAGACGGCATTAATAGGTGCGTCTTTACATCTATATTTGTCATAACCTTTACGACTAACTGATTTAATTAATTGTTGAACCTCACTATTACTTAATGGTGGTTCCATAAATTTTTGATTTGCTTTAACCAATTCATCTTCCCAAGAATCTGGTTTTGCTTGCTTATAATAAACTGCAATATTAAATAATGCATTGTTTCTTGAGCCCTCCCCGAAACCAACTATGGCTAATTTGTTTAAACAAGGAGGACCCCCAGGAAAAGCTTCTTCTATTTTTTTCTCTTCGACTTTAATTTTCTCGACCTCTTCCATTCCGCACGCCAGAACATCATAGAGCTTATAAAATTCCTCAAGTGTACAACCGGCGCCAGTATCGTTGATAGCATAACGTAGTCCTTTCATTTCGTTAAAGTAGGGTAAGTTTAAAAAGTTTCCAGTGTCCCCACGTTCCACTAAAATTTCTGTTTGTTTTGGAAAAATTTCTGAACCTTCATAGCCCAGAGTTTTAGACATTTGTTTTAATTTAGATTGCATCAAAGATGCAGGAATATTTTCTTTAGTAAATAAAAA